ATCATTACTTTTAGAGATGAATTGACAGAAAAAGTTGACGGATACTTGAACTATGTTGTTGAAGAATGGATGAAAGAAAACGAACTTTCCCTCGACAGTTCACTTAGAAGTGAAATTACAGAAGAGTTCATTGGTGGATTGAAAGGTCTATTCCAAGAACATTACATCGAAGTTCCAGAAGAAAAAGTAGACATGGTTGAAAACTTATTTGACCGCGTTGAGGAATTAGAAACCAAATTAAATGGCAAAATCGAAGAGAACGTCAAAGTAACAAACGAACTCAACGAATATCGCAAAAATAAGATTGTCGAAGAAGTTAGTAATGACCTTGCTGACACACAATCCGAAAAGTTGAAGACACTTACAGAAGGTGTTTCAATGGAAGAAGGCGATGTCGAAGATTTTGAAAGTAAAGTAAAACAGATTAAGGAAAGTTATTTCCCTAGTCAAGTTAAAAAGGATGAAGTTATTAGTGAAGAAAGTGTTAGTTCAGAAGATCAAGAGGAAACTCCTGTAAAGATGTCTAACATAATGGAAGCATATAGCCACGCTATTGCTCGTAAGTAAATATTACAATTTTTTTTAATCCATATTATAGGAGTTAAATAATATGAAACTCGCAGAAAATTTAAATGAAAAGTGGGCTCCGGTTTTAGACCATCCAGATCTTCCAAAGATCACAGATAGTCACAAACGTGCCGTTACCGCAATGTGTCTTGAGAACACAGAATATCAATACGCTCAAGATCAAGAAATGCAAGGTCAATCTGGTTTATTGTCGGAAGCAACACCAGTTACAATCAACGCTCTGACATCCACTAACCCATCTTTGGGTGGTGTTGCTGGTAATTCAGTTCAAACAGCAGCGTTCAATTTTGCAGATCCAGTTTTGATCTCTATGGTTCGCCGTGCAATGCCTCAGTTAGTTGCATATGACGTTTGTGGAGTTCAACCAATGTCAGGACCAACAGGTCTTATTTTCGCACTCAAGAGTCGTGTTAATACAATGGCTGGAGCTGAAATGCCTGGTGTTAATGCTGATACAGTCGCAAGTGAATCTGGAACAGCTAATACTGGTGATACAGTCAAGACGCCTGGTCTTTTGATCACAGCTGCTGACGGAACTGGTCAAACTCAAGAAGAATATGCTGCTTCAAGTGCTCTGGAAACAGACGGTGGTGAAGGTGATATTGCTGGTGAGATGTCTTTCTCAATTGAGAAGATTTCCATCGCTGCTGGAACACGTGCTCTCAAGGGTTCGTATTCTATGGAATTAGCACAGGATTTACGTGCTGTTCATGGATTGGATGCAGAAGCAGAACTTGCTAACATTCTTTCTAGTGAAATTCTAGTTGAGATCAACCGTGAAGTAATTCGTAAGATTTACATAAACGCTGCAGTTGGTGCTCAAATTGGAACAACAACAGCCGGAATTTTTGACCTTGACACCGATTCTAACGGACGTTGGATGGTTGAAAAATTCAAAGGTCTGATGATGCAGATTGAAAAAGATGCTAACCAGATTGGTAAAGACACTCGTAGAGGAAAAGGAAATATCCTTATGACCTCTTCAGATGTGGCTTCTGCTCTTCAAATGGCAGGAATGTTGGATTATTCTCCAGCAATGAGTACAGATCTTAACACAGATACATCCTCTTCTACATTTGCTGGTGTTCTTAATGGTCGATATAAAGTTTATGTTGATCCTTATGCTGATGCAAACGCACAAGAGTTTTACTGTGTTGGTTACAAAGGTGATTCTCCGATGGATGCTGGTGTTTTCTACTGTCCTTACGTTCCATTGCAAATGGTTCGTGCAGTTGATTCCGCAAGTTTTCAACCACAGATTGCTTTCAAGACACGCTATGGTTTAGTTGCTAACCCATTTGCGGAGAATGCAAGTGCATCTACTGGTCGTATTACTGGTGATCTTACAGCGAATCCTCACTTGAACGTTTATTACAGAAAAGCTTCAATTTCAAACTTGATGTAGTTCGTTCCCTACAATGTAGTATGACCTACATATAGTAGGATTCCAAGAGGGAGTAGAGAAATCTGCTCCCTTTTTTTGTTTGTAGTCATTTTCTTGTGAGAATAAAATGTTGATAGTGATAGGAAATGGAACATCTAAAACCATTTCTGACCTAAACTTATTTAAAAACCATACCACATACGGATGTGATTACATCCACAAGAGATTCTTTCCTGACAATCTAATTAGTGAAAATATCCAAATTCTTGTCGAACTTGTCACTAACGGATACACCAAAGAACACGTTTGCCATTTTAAAAATTTTACTCTTATTCCAAGTTTTCATTATGACATGATGAAACAATCTACGGATAAGAGAATGAAGATTGCAGAGAACGAACCACCCACAGAAAATTTTATACAATTTGCTCACGAAGGAGTGATGTATTTTCTTTGGATTGATTCCACAGATTTGACAAAAAATATTAATTGGTGGGCAAATGAATATGATGATTGGATTACAGAAACAGTTGCTCTAAGAACAACTTGTCTAGAAAATCCAAACGAAACATTGTATTGTGTGGGATATGATTATTTTCACAGTCAAACTAGTTCTGGTGTTTATCTTGGTTCTTCTACAAATATTTCCAGTTCAGAAAGTCAAGATTGGATTGACCAACATAGTAAAATAGAAGAAGAGTTTCCAAATTGTAACTTTGTGTTTGTCGGTAAAGATATCGGTTATTCAGAGTTTGAAAAAATGTTACATAAATAGTAATATAATATAAAGGAAACTATGGCAGCATCAAACAAAGTACCAGACAATTTAAATTATCTTTCCAACATCAGTTTTCGATTAACGATGGAGGATGCACCACATCTTACTTGGTTTTGTCAATCAGTAAATGTGCCAGGTGTTTCAATTCAAGCAATTGATATGATTACACCATTTGTAAATATACCATACGCTGGAGGTAATGTTACTTTTGAAGAATTGTCGGTAACCTTTATAGTTGATGAACATCTAAAAAATTGGATTGAAATTTATGACCGTATTATTGCATTAGGTTTTGCTGAGGGTCATGAAAAATATAAATTGCTTAAAGAAAAAACTGATTTTACTCCTAGAGGTGGAACAGTTTCTACTATTGTTCTTACCATTTTAACAAGTGGAATGAATCCACAAATGGAATTTCATTTCTATGAAGCATTCCCACTAACAATATCATCATTAGAATTTAATAGTGCTGCCACAGATGTGGAATATTTTGTCGCCACAGCAACATTTCGTTACACAAATTATGAGATAAAAAATTTACTGAATAACTAAAATTATGGAACTTGAAAAAATTATGTTGATGTGGGAAGAAGATGCTCACATTGATGACAAAGACTTGGATAATGAGTCTCTAAACATACCCAATGTACATCAAAAATACTTAGATATCTATTCTAAAGAGAAAAAGAAAATGAGTGATCTTGAAACTCATTGGAAGGTTCTTTTTCAACAAAGATGGGAAGTGGTTATTTCTAAGAACGGAAAAGCGCCAGACCACAACATCAGAATATCCAAGACAGAGCTAGAACGACATTATGTTGCAGCAGATAGTGTTCTTCAAAAAGCAGAATATATTATGAATGAACAAAAGAGTAAAGTTGAATATTTGAAATCAGTTCTTTCGATGATTGAGAACAGAAGTTTCCATATCAACAATGCTATCAATTGGAGGAAATTTGTAGCAGGTCTTGGATGACCACACAAATATTGATGGAAAAGGATACTGAGGTATTCGTTAGACTTATTTGTGAGCCTCATGTGAAGATGGAACTGAATCATTATTTTCGATTCAGACCAAATGGTTATCAATTCATGCCCATGTATCGAAGGAAAAAATGGGATGGATATGTTTACCTTTTCAATATGGATAGTAATCGAATTTATGCTGGTCTCAAATCAGAAATAAGTAGATTTGCTGTTGACCGAGAATATGACCTTATAGATAATACAGGAGAGATATTTGAACCAATCTCTAATGACGATTATTTTAAATTTCTTACATCATTTCCTTGTGAATATAAACTAAGAGATTATCAAAGTTTAGCAGTAAGACATTCGATAGACAATAAAAGGTGTGTGTTATTATCACCAACTGCATCTGGTAAATCTCTTATAATCTACTATCTGATACGATACTACTTACCTGAGAAAGCTCTAGTTATTGTTCCAACACTCTCTCTGGTAAGTCAAATGTATTCTGACTTTGAAGCATATGCGAAGATAGATGATTCATTCGATGCAGAACAACTAGTTCATAAGATTTATGGTGGTCAGGAAAAAGAAACAGATAAACCAATCGTTATTTCGACATGGCAATCACTTTATGAATTAAATAAAGATTTCTTCAGTGATTTTAGTCTGGTGATAGGAGATGAAGCACATCTTTACAAAGCTCGTTCTCTTACTAAGATATTGAAGAATCTGGAAAATACTCCTTATCGAATTGGAACTACAGGAACACTAGACGGAGTAGAAGTACATAAATTAATACTAGAGGGGTTGTTTGGTTCAATAAAGAAAGTAACCACTACAAAAGAACTTATCAAGAACAAGACGATATCATCGATTGATATAAATTGTCTTATTTTAAAATATAATAAAAAGGAATGTGCCGTTGTATCAAAAATGAACTATCAAGAAGAGATAGATTTCATAGTGGGTCATCCAGAACGAAACAAGTATATTTGTAATCTTGTAAATGGTCTGAGTGGGAACACATTAGTTTTATTTCAATTGATAGAAAAACATGGTAACATTCTACATTCAATACTAGAAGAGTTAATTGATTCTTCTAGAAAAATCTTTTTTGTTTATGGAGGAACAGATGCGGATTCAAGAGAAAAAGTCAGAGAACTTGTCGAGAAAGAAAAGGATGCTATTATCTGCGCAAGTTATGGTGTATACAGTACCGGCATCAATATTCGGAACATTCATAACATTGTTTTCGCTTCTCCTTCTAAGAGTCGTATTAGAAATTTGCAGTCAATAGGTAGAGGATTGAGGAAATCTGAGACTAAAGATTCAGCACGTCTTTATGATATTTCAGATGATCTGACTCATAACGATAGGAAAAATTATACATTGAACCATTTTTCTGAAAGAATAAAGATTTATAGTTCTGAACAGTTTCCTTATAAAATCTATGTAATATCACTCAAGGGGTAATATGAGCTCACACAAATATATCAAACTTTCAACAGGAGAAGAAATTCTGGCTGTGTATTTGAAACCAACCGATGGGTTTTTTAATCTGAAGCACCCAGTGCAAATAACTCATGTGTTTGAAAAAGATGAGGAAGGAGTCCGATTTACGAAATGGATACCTTACACGGATGATGAAATAATTCCTGTATCTACGAAGTATGTGGTAACAATGACTAGTTTATCTAAGAAGATGTCAAAGATATACGATGATATACTAGGAGAACAAGAAAATAATGATATTGATTCATTTGAGGTTACTAGTATGTTAGTCAATTAGTACTGTAGCAGTATCTTCATCTCAAACCCTACAGAGTAATTATACCAGATACGACAGAATTAGTCAAGTCTTTTTTCCAGTAAAATAACACTTGACTTTATTGATATAACTTGTTATAATAATATATTATCAACAATTACTAAAAGGATTTAAATGGCTAGACCACGAACAAAACAACATTATGTAGACAATGAAAAGTTTCTAATAGTCATGGGAGAGTATAGGGAAAAATACCTTAAATCTGTTGATGCTGGTGAAGAACGTAAACCCCAATTGTCAGACTATGCTGGTGAATGTTTTCTAAAAATAGCAGAAAGATTATCTCATAGACCGAACTTCATAAACTATGCTTTCCGTGAAGAAATGGTGAGTGATGGAATTGAAAATTGTGTGATGTACGCAAGTAACTTCAATCCTGAGAAATCCAAAAATCCATTTGCATACTTCACTCAAATAATATATTACGCCTTCCTAAGAAGAATAGAAAAAGAAAAGAAACAACTCTACATAAAATATAAACAAATGGATGCCCACAATTCCATTGAAGATAATTCGGATATGCAATCTATGACTGTTGGTGAACAAAGTGGTATAGCTGCAGGAGCAACTTTAATGACAGTTGATAAACGGGCTAATATCTATGATTTCATCTATCAGTTTGAAGAAAAGAAACGAGCGAAGAAGAAACCTAAAGTGGTGTCGAAGAAAAAAGATGAAGCTATTTTAGAATTATCTCCACTCACTTCTTATATGAGAGCTTGTGCATGAAGATTGCCTTAATAACGGACACTCACTTCGGGGCTCGCAACGACAGTCTTTTATTTTTAGATTTCTTTCGTAAGTTCTATGAAAATATATTCTTCCCTACTCTGAAAGAGAGAAATATCACCGATGTAATACATTTGGGAGATGTAGTTGATAGACGGAAATTTATTAACTTCAAGACGCTCAATTCGATGAAAGAGATATTGTTTCATCCTTTAGAAGAAATGGGTGTAAACACTAGAATCATTGTTGGCAACCACGACATCTATTATAAGAACACTCTCAAAGTAAATTCGATGGAAGAACTGACAAGAGGAATGAACAATGTTTCGGTTTATTCAGATCCCTGTGAAGTATCTCTGACAAAAGAACATAAGGTATTGTTTGTGCCTTGGATGTGTGCCGATAATGAAGATGCAACAAAAGAACTAATCGAAAAGACAAGAACTAAAGCAGCATTTGGTCATCTACATTTAGAAGGCATAGAAATGAACAAGGGTTCTTTTAGTATGGATGGATATCCCTCAACGATGTTCAAGGCATTCCAAAGAGTATTTTCTGGACACTTTCATCATCGTTCTACTACTGGAAATATCACATATCTTGGTAATCCTTATGAGATAACTTGGAGCGATTACAACGACAAACGAGGATTTCATATCTATGATACAGAAACAATGGAAACGGAGTTCATAGAAAATCCTTATTCGATGTTTCATAAGATATATTACAACGATGAGAAAAATAATTATGGTGATCTCTCAAAATATGAAGATACTTATGTGAAAATAATTATTGAAAATAAAAACAATAATTATATGTTTGAAACTTTGATGGATAAGTTGATTGATGCTGGAACAAGTAATATTTCGGTAGTAGATAATCTTTTTGATATGGAAGATTTAGGAGATGATATAGATGGAATTGAGGATGTTGAAGATACAATGAGTGTAATCAAAAATTGTGTAAATGGATTACAAATGGAAAATAAAGAAGACTTGAATAAATTGATGCAAGACCTTTACGGTGAAGCTTTGACAATGGAAACAGTATAATGAATAGACAAGAAAGAAGAAAACAAGAAAAAATATCTAAAAAGGGAAACAATCCTACTCAAGTTAAAATGGAACTAAAAATGGATTTGTTACAGCCATGGTCGGTTCCTTTAATGAGAACAGAGTTACCACCGTATGTTTTAGATGGAATGATTGAACTTACAGATGATATGATAGCAGATGAAAAATCTGCAAGTCATGGAATGAGCCTTGCTGGTCAAATAGATACAGAATTAACTATAGATATTGAA